AGAAATTAATTATGGCTGCCTGTGCAATCCTCTTGATACCCTCCGCCTTTGCCGACGATGAAGAATATTCTTACAAAGCTAAAGCTGAACCAGGATCAGAAGTGTATTGTGCCAGAGTACAGGTCGAAACAATAGGAAAGGGTACGTTAAATCGTACTCGTTGTAGAACAATCAAACAGTGGGAAGACGCCGGTTATTCGGTAACCGTTCCCGTATCTACGGAGCAGGAGGAAGATGATAACCTACCTGTGTAATAAATTTCACCACCCTCTCGATAGAGAAACAAGAAACAAAATAATAGAAATCCAAGACATAGCCAAACTTATAACTTATGTTGGCTTTTCAGTCTCATTACCTGCCCTCATAATTTATCTGGCTTAACTTTAATAAATAGTTGACATCAGATAGATAATATGGTATAATAGCTCAGTCTAATTTCAATAGTGGAATTAGGCTGGGTTTCCATTCATCTAAAAAAGTTAAAATAACTATTGACATATCGTCCTAACTAGTATATAATACAAGGAATACATGACAAAAAAAGATTCTAAGGAAAAAACCGATATGTCCGTTGTGGCTCTGACACCAGATAAAATTCACCACGAGATTAGTAGACACATTTCAAAAGGAGTGCCATATATTGATGCTCTTGTTCACTTTGCAGATAAGAATGGAATTGAGATTGAAACTATTGCTCAAATTGTAAAAAAGAGCTCTGTGCTAAAAGAAAAGATACGGACTGAAGCAGTTGACCTTAAAATGGTGAAAAAGGAAAATGAACAAGATATCACAAACTTTAGTAAGTGATGATCCATTCAATGCTTATGTTAAATTTCTGGCATTAAAGAAACATTTTACGACGGACAATTACGATTACTTTAAATACAATGGAAAAGTACGTGCAAACAGAGAAACATTTATGTCTCGAAACGATGCGTACTCATTCGCAAAATTAGCGAAAAAAGATGACCCTCAAGGACTTATTTTAAGTAATATTTTAATAAATAAAAACATCTGGATTAGAGACTTGCTTGACAGCGAAGCCGAAGCCAGGTATACTAATTGGAGGAAGAGGATAGAGTCATTAGGCTATATCTTTAAATCCGAGCTTGCTCATCTTAATGATGAATACAAGCAAAACTTTATATCGAGAGATGGACAACATCCTCCTGTAATGACTATGTTATTACAAAAGAAGATTAGTTTGGAAACTTTTACTATTCTTTCTCACAGCGCGAATATATTTTCATACTGGAGTGAAAAAGTAGTTGACAAACACGTATCTTTTGATATAATAAACAAATCTAAAAAGTATAGACCCTTTTTGGATTACGATGCAAATCGTTTCAATACAATAGTAAAGGAATGGTTTGACTTTTAATACGACGCTATATAACGCTATACATAAAGGAGAAAAATTATGGCACTAACAGACTTCTCTTCATTGAAGAAGAACCGCTCGAAGACCTTGGATAAGTTGAACTCTCAACTTGAAAAGATATCTTCAAAATCATACCAAGATCCTAACGCAGGAAAATTTTGGAAACCAACAAAGGACAAAGCCGGTAATGGATTCGCAGTAATCCGTTTCTTGCCTGCGCCTACTGGTGAAGAAATGCCTTTCGTTAGAATTTGGGACCACGGATTCCAAGGACCAACAGGTCTATGGTATATCGAAAACTCTCTCACCACTTTGAACCAGGATGATCCTGTTTCTGAGTTTAATTCTAAACTTTGGAACAGTGGAGTCGAGGCTGACAAAGAACAAGCACGTAAACAAAAGCGTAGGCTAAAGTATACTGCTAACATCTATGTTGTCAAAGACCCAGGCAATCCTGAGAACGAAGGCAAAGTATTTATGTATCAGTTTGGTAAGAAAATCTTTGATAAGTTGAATGATTTAATGAATCCAACTTTTGAGGATGAAGAACCAACAAATCCGTTTGATCTATGGGAAGGTGCAAACTTTCGTTTGAAGATCAGACAGTTTGAAGGTTACCCAAACTATGATAAGTCTGAGTTTGATCCTGCTTCACCATTGTCTGATGACGATGCTGAGTTGGAAAGAATTTGGAAAGAAGAACACTCTTTACAAGAATTAGTTGGACCAGGTAATTTTAAATCTTATGCCGAGTTGAAAACTAAACTGTATCGTGTACTTGATCTACAAGCTGATGAACCAGTTGCGGCTGCACCTACAATTGCAGAAGATACTGATTCAGATTTGGATCTATCTAATATGTCCAATGATACTGCTGCGGCAGAACCAGCAATGGCAACGGCTGAACCTGATGTAGGATCAACCGCTAGTGATGATGATGATGACCTTAGTATTTTTAAGGAATTGGCACGTAGTTAATAACGGCATGGAGGGTATTTCGGTACCCTCCCTTTTTAAGGAGGACGTATGTCTATAGAAAAAGAAACCACAATACTTGATTTTGATTTTGGTTTTACTGCCGTTGATGCTGATGAGTTAGAAGTAGTTAGAGAAGCAAGAGAACAGGTTGAAACAACATCTGCATCTGCTGAATCAAGCGCTGCTAAAGCTCAATTATTATACGACGCGGTAGTACCGTTAATTAACAACTTGAAAGCAAACCCAGAGAAGGATTATATATATTGGCCAAACCGATATGAAAAACTTGATGCGTTCGCTGACAAATTACATGAAATACTAAGTGGAGATTGATTATGAGTTTACTCGATAAAATGTTAAAAGCAGGTTCGATAAAACAGTCTTCTGTCTTATCTGACTCTGCATTCTTTCAGGATAAGGATCCTATTCAAACAGAACTACCTATTGTAAATATTGCATTTAGTGGTTCTCTAAAAGGTGGTCTTATCCCAGGTCTTACAGTTGTAGCAGGAGAATCAAAAAGTTTCAAAACTTTACTCGGCTTGTACTGTATGAAGGCCTATTTGAAAAAGTACCCGAAAGGTGTTGCTTTGTTATACGATTCTGAATATGGTATTACACCAGAGTATTTGGAATCTTTTGATATTGATACCAACCGAGTCATTCATATTCCTATTGAAGATGTTGAACAATTAAAGTTTGATATTGTAAATAGATTGGATGAAGTAGGTAAAGGTGATAATGTATTCTGCATGATTGATTCAATTGGTAACCTTGCTTCGAAGAAAGAAGTTGAGGATGCAATGAATGAAAAATCAGTTGCTGATATGTCGAGAGCAAAAGCACTCAAGTCACTGTTCAGAATTATTACACCTAGACTAACAACAAAAGATATTCCTTGTATTGCTGTTAACCACACATACAAAGAAATCGGTTTGTTTCCTAAGAATATTGTTTCAGGTGGAACAGGTATCTATTATTCAGCAAACCAAATCTTTATTATATCAAAGGCTCAGGAAAAAGAAGGTACTGACTTGGCAGGTTTCAAGTTTACTATCAATATTGAAAAGTCAAGATATGTTAAAGAAAAAGCTAAGTTGCCTTTTAAAGTATTATATGATTCAGGTATTCAAAAGTGGAGTTCCTTAATGGATCTTGCAATTGAGTCAGGTCATATAACAAAAGCAACGCAAGGTTGGTATAATTTAACTGACCTAGAAACTGGTGAAATTATTGAACCGAAGCGAAGAGGAAAGGATATTGAAACGGACGATACGTTCTTTCAAAATCTAATCGAAGATAAATCTTTCAATGCGTTCATTGAAAAAAGATATAAGCTAACAATGGCGGAGGAAGAGAATGCTCGAGAAGACGATACTATCGAATCTGATACTTAATGAGGATTATTGCCGAAAGGTATATCCTTATCTGAAATCTGATTATTTCGATGATACCGTACTTCGTAAAGTATTTGAGACGGCATCCGAGTACCTTGAAAAGTACAAGGAGCCGCCTTCACTTGAAGCATTAAAGATTGCCGTTGATAAGAGAAAGGATTTAACTGAGGATACATATCAAGGAGTTCACGCATTAGTTAGTGAACTGAAAGTTGATGACGATACTCAAATAGAATTTTTGATTGATGAAACTGAAAAGTTTTGTCAAGACAAAGATTTATATAATAGTATTCGCAAATCCATTCTTATACTTGACGGTCAAGATACTGAACAAGGGAAAGGCGAAATACCAAGGCTGCTATCTGACAGCTTAGGTATTAGCTTTGACCAATCAGTAGGTCATGATTTCCTAGAAGACGTTGATGATCGTTATGATCATTATCATCGCAAAGAAGAAAGGATTCCGTTTGATATTGATGTCCTTAACAAAATTACAAAGGGTGGCATTCCTCGTAAGTCTATGACTGTCTTGTTGGCAACAACAGGCGGTGGTAAGTCTTTAATTAAATGTCACATGGCAGCAAATCATTTGATGTATGGAAAGAATGTTCTGTATGTTACAATGGAAATGGCTGCTGAAGAAATCGGCCGTCGTATTGACGCAAACATCATGGATATTACTTTGGACGAAGTTGCTGAAGTACCTCGTGATGTATTTGAAAAACGAATAGCTCGATACAAAACAAAAACAACAGGTAAGTTGGTAATCAAAGAATTTCCTACAGGATCTGCACATAGCGGTCACTTCCGCCATTTGCTTAACGAGTTAAAACTCAAAAAGAATTTTACTCCTGATGTTATCTTTCTTGATTACTTGAACATTTGTTCATCATCACGAGTTCGTGGTGCAGCTGCAGCTAACAGTTATACTTTAGTTAAATCTATCGCAGAAGAAGTTCGTGGATTGGCAATGGAATATAATTGCGCAATCGTAACATCTTCTCAATATAACAGAGATGCTTATGGAAACTCCGATGTTGACTTGACTAATACTTCTGAATCAATGGGTATCACACATACTGCTGATGCAATATTTGGTTTAGTTAGTTCTGAATACCTTGATGAAATGAATCAACTGATGATTAAGCAGTTGAAAAATCGTTGGGGAGACGTCAGTTATTATCGAAGATTCTTAGTCGGTATTGACAGATCCAAAATGAAAATTTATGAACTCGAAGAATCTGCTCAACAAAATATAAATCTTGATGGTCCTGGGGGTGGTCAACCGCCGGGAAAGAAGCAGAGTTATGACGACGGTCCTGTTTTTGACAAGACCGATATAGGACTCAGGTTAAATAAGCGCAAACCCAAAAATGTATTCGCCGATGTAGAACTAAGATAATCACTCTGTATAAATAAACTAAAATTAACTGGAAATTTATATAGGTATTGTATGCGAAGGTTTAAAACATTCAAGTCCTTAGCTGAAGCATCCTTGATGAAACCCGATTATGTAATCGGACATAAGGTTGTATGGAAAGGAACAGACTTTGCTGAACTAGGCAGACTCGGATATAATAAAGGCGATGTATTTGAAATAGTATCAGGCGGCAAAGTCGAAGTTTCAGTAGGTAAAGAAACTGGTGAATTTGAAAAATTCATTAAAGGTCCTGACGGTAAAGTTATTAGAATAAAAGGCGGTGCAGGCTATAAGTCATCCGCCTTTACTCATTATAAAGAAGGAGGAGGTATTCCTTCTGGTGCAGAGTGGGAAGATCTTATCGTATTTGCTTATAATAATTTAAATAAGAAACCCACAGATCCAGAGACTGAAGAAGTCGCAATGAAGTTTTGGGATAAGTATGCTGATGCTTCATATAAGATTGCTAAGAACTTCAAAAAAGGTTTATCCGCTGACCAATTAGTTCAAACTGGTCGTGGGATTGGTTCAGTAAATCTCGGGCCTATATGGAAAGAATCAGGAGCAAAGAATAAGACACCTAAAACTGATATTGCATCTTCTGATTTTAACGAAAAGATTTCATTAAAGAAAGCAGGAGGTTCTCAATTAGCCTCAGCCGAAAAGAAAGAAGCAATTGCGATTGTTAAAGCTGCCCTTGCCGAAATGGGCAATGAGAAAAAATTTGCTAAGAATTTAATTTCTACAATGGAAGAAAATATGACCAGACTAGTTTCGAAAGAAACAGTTGAATCATTAAGTAAAGCTTCAAAGGCCGGTGAAAAGCGTGATGCAGTAATTGACTTTGAGAAAAAGGATAAAGGAAACAAAGAATTATCTGCTATGTTAGAAAGCTTTATCAATTCAAACACTGAAGCAAATACAATGTTTTCTAAATATGTTGTATTAGAAGCAAGCACAGGTAATCAAAAATTTGGTTCTCCTAAATCAAAGGCCGCAGCTAATTTATTAGGTAAGTTCGATCCTTCAGGGTCAGTTGTATTAGAACCAATCAATTCAATTCACGATCCTATTATTGTAAAATATTCTCAATCAGTTAAACCTTATGTTGCGTTTAAGAAAGGTGGTGGAGCAAGTCCTGCTTACTCTGCATTTCGTCTTTCAATTAAAGAAGAGTTTCAAACATTTCATAGTTTAGTAATGGAAGAACTATCTCAGGTTGATGGATTATTAACCGAAGACTTCCTTGCAGAAGGACCTTTAGATATGTTAAAAAGAGCTGGAAGCAAGGCAAAGGCAATAGGTAAAGGATTAATTGATAAAGTAAATAAAGCAATTAAAAATGTTATAAAGAAGGTGTCTGCTATATTGAAAAAGATTGCCTCTTTAGGTAAAAAGATGTTCAGTAGTTTAATGAAGTTCTTAGGATTAGATATTGCGTTTGCATCTAATATTCCTGGTGAAATACAGCTATGACAAAAGGTTACAAAGATTTTATTGATGAAGGACCAAATGATCCTGCTATCTTCAAAGCAATTTTTCTAGCAGGTGGACCAGGCTCAGGCAAATCCTTTATGGTTGGTCAAACATCTTTAACCGCTCATGGATTTAGAGTTGTTAATTCAGATGATGCTTTTGAAGCTGCAATGAAAAAGGCAGGAATGGTAATGGATGCAGATTCAATCTTTTCTGCACAAGGACAAGCTATAAGAGATAGGGCAAAGAAAATTACTGGTCTTAAATTAGAAAGATATATTAAAGGTCGTTTAGGTTTAGTTATTGATGGTACAGGTAAAGACGAAGCTAAAATTAAAAATCAAGCACTTAAATTAAGATCAATGGGTTACGATGTAGCAATGATTTTTGTTAACACCGACCTAGATACCGCAATTAAGCGTAACGATGCTAGACCAAGATCATTGCCGACGACAACTGTTGTTACATTATGGAAAGCAGTTCAAAAGAACATAGGTAAATTTCAAGGATTCTTTAAAGACAATTTATTAATACTTGACAATTCAGCTGATACTGAATTTAAACAAGCTATTGAGACTGGATATAAATGGGGTAAGAAATTTGCTGAAAAGCCTGTAAAACATATACAAGCAATTAAATGGCTTGCACAGGCAAAGAAAGGCCTCAAAGAATCATTAGCAGCAAGGCATGATGCTATACTTGATGCATTATTAAGCGATGTTAAAAAGAAATTAGAAAAAGATTTACAACGAGGAAGTAAT